ATGGACAGTAAGACAATCGGCCATAAGCTGCGTGCGCTGCGTGGCGAAATGGACGCAAAAACCGTTGCTGATGCGCTTGGAATCAGTACTTCGGCGCTTTTTATGTATGAGCGTGGCGAACGTATTCCCCGCGATCAGATCAAGAAGCGCATCGCCCAGTACTTCGGCCAGAGTGTCGAAGAAATTTTTTTCGCAGAGTGAGTACATATTGTGCTCATTTCAAAGGAGGTGAAGAAGATGAGCAACAGCAAAAGGCCCCACGCTCCTAAGGAAGAGAAGCGCAGGGCGCAAGAGATTCAGCTGTCGCACTTGGACAATCGTTTTAGCTGCCAGATAGACGGAACGGTTATCCAGAATGTGAAGGATTATTCGTTGGTTCAGTCCAGCAATGGAAAAGCATTGTTAAACTTGACCATCGAGATCAGTGCGGAAGTTGTGTCAACCACGATACAAGCGCAGATGCAACAGCACTTGTAATCCACGAGTGACGTTCCATCGTTTCGGAAAACTTGGACAACAATCCCTTCTGCGGAGGAATCTGGTCATTTACGATCATCTCAACAAGATCAACTAACTTCTGGACTTGCTCTTTGTCCGGTGCATCTTCAGCTTCTGCCCTTTCCCGCAGTTCCTGAAAATTCGTCTGGTAGTTGATGGTCGCTGTATTGGCTGTTCCAATTACAGAACCGTAAGCTGTACCGATATTATAAATATTACTCTGACGCTGTTCGGTTTCTTTTCGCTTTTTCTCGACTTCGGTCATATAGAACGCTTTTATTTCTTCCTGCTGCTTTTGGAAGAACGATGCCTGCGTTTCCGTTACATAAAGCCGTTCATTGGCCGGAGTGATAATAACATCGTCTATTTTAATATCGGTTTTTGGGCGAAATCCAACGTACTGACGGTTCGTTGCCGTTTCTCGGTTTGGCAAACCTGGAACGGTTGCAATAATTTCACCATCTCGCTCAATTTGCATATTCAGACCATGCATTCTTAAAAAATTTTCAAAAATCATTTTTCCATTCACCTCCTTTCCGTCTTTTTATTTTACAGCGAAAGTGAAGTGAATACAAGGAGGTACAAATCCACATGAACGACTTACAAATCTTTGAGAACCCGGAGTTCGGGCAGGTGCGCACCGTCGAGATCGACGGCACACCTTGGCTGGTGGGCAAGGACGTTGCTGTGGCACTGGGGTACAAGAATCCCGGCAAGGCCATCATCGCCCACGTCGATGAGGAGGACAAGCGGCTTGAGATGCTGCCGCAGGGGGCAGATTCCCAAAATGGGAATGTGTCCCCCTCATCCAAGACCGCCCTCATCAACGAGTCCGGCCTGTACAGCCTGATTTTGAGCAGCAAGATGCCCAAGGCAAAGGCCTTTAAGCACTGGGTCACCAGCGAGGTGCTGCCCGCCATCCACAAGACCGGCGCATACGAGAGCTTCCAGGCCAAGCAGCACATCGAGCAGCTGGAAGCCACCAACACCCGGCTAAACGCCGCCATTCAGGCGGTGAGCAGTGCAAAGCAGCAGCTGGCGGAGGTCATTGATCTGCGGGGCGAATTTATCAAGCTCCGGGATGACCGCAAAGCCCGGTTCATCCAGGCCAAAGCCGATTACTGCAAGATGTGCGACAGCCTGCGGCAGGCCGAGAGCCTGGTGCAGCGGGCACAGGCCACGCTGGACAGCCGCATCGACCAGCTGAGCATCGTAGCCTTTGGCCTGCCGGGCTTTGACGAGATCATGCAGACGGCAATGGAGATTGCCCTGCCGGACAAGAAGGAGGAATGATCTATGGAAAAGACCCCGTTTCCCACCACGCTGGACGAGCTGGAAACCTACCCCCAGCAGACCCTGACCGCCGAGCAGGTGGCGCAGTTCCTGGGCTGCAGCGTGCAGTCCATCCGCAGCCAGGCGCAGATCGACGCCGGAGCCTTGGGCTTCCCTGTGATCCTGTATGGCAGCACCATCCGCATCCCGCGGCTTGGCTTTATCTACTTCATGCGCTATGGCCGCACCAGCGTCCAGAAGCGCAGCTACAAGTAAGGAGAAACCACATGACCACCACAATTATCCCCGCCCGTGAGCGGGCGCAGGTCCCCATCGGGTGCGCATACGTTGCACCGCTGTTCTGGAACAAATGGTTCCGCTGGGATGGAAGCCGGGCATCCGGCCACTACCAGCTGGGCGGACGCACTCAGGACGAGCACCACACCGGCCTGCAGGTTTTTGCAGATGGCGAGTGGCATCCGGTCGTAGGGTGGGCGTTGGATGACTGCACACCCGCAAGCGACTATTTTCAGGAGGAAGATGCATGAAAATCAAATCCACAGTCTGGCAGGTGCTGGCAGCCGCCAGTCTGGGCGCAGGCCTGCTGTATGCTATGGGCATCGAGGGCGGGGCCCAGCTGGGCGGCACGATCACCGACGGCGAGTTCGTCACCGCCATGGTGCTTGTGCTGGCAGCTGTCTTTTTCATGCACCTAGGCTTTGCCGCACAGGACGCCGAGGAGCGGGCCCAGCGGAAAGTCCACAAGGAGCCCCAGAACACCGTGAAGAGCCGGAAGAAGGTGGGCTGATGCTGAAAAAGAAGCTCATCAACCTGCTGTACACTCTGGCGCTCTACGCAAAGGACAAGCTGCTGGACGCCGAAATTTGGGCGCTTAAGTGCACTGTCCGGACGCTTGAGGCACAGGGCAGAATCCTCGACCGTGTCCTTAAGCTCACAAAGGAGGCCGACGCATGACCGCCAAGGAGTACGTCGAGAGCCTGCAGCAGAAGTACGGGCAGCTCTGCCAGCAAGACAGCAATGCTATGACAACGACCCGCTGGGCGTCTGAGCTTTACAAGCTCGAAGCACGAATTGAGGTCTATGTTCTTGTGCTTGAGGACTTGGAAGGTGTGCTGCGGCTCATGGAGGACATCCCCCATGGCTGACTTTGTCAACAACGTCCCGTGGTACACCGTGTGGGACGCCAAGAGCGGTGACCTGCTGGCCAGCGGCACGGCCGCCATGTGCGCCCGGCGGCTGGGCTACGCCAGCGCCAACAGTTTTGCGTCTGCCGTCTCGCACTGGCTCAAGGACGGCAGCCAGCACGTCAAGTACACCATCCAGCGGGAGTACATCCCCCGCAGTGAGGTGGACAGCCTACCGCAACGCCGCAAGTACAAAAAGCCCGCCGGTGCTGGAACACCGACGAGCTGCAAGGGATGATGGATTCGCCAATCACATCACCCCGAAGGATAACACATTTTCGGAGGAAATGCAAATGGATATGATCAGCAAGAAGCTGGCGAACGACCGGCTGTACGCCTACCACGGCGGCCGGTTCTGGTTCTGGGACGAGGGCCGCAGCATCTGGAAGGAAAGCCACCTGCTGGCCAAGAAGTACAACCTGAACCACGAATATGATAAGCTGCTCACCCCGGAGGACTTCCTGTCGGATCCGTCGCAGTTCCAGGCGCTGGAGGACTACGAGGTGGACTACATCCTGAAGAACGCTCTGCAGAATGCTCAGCCCTGCCAGAATGCCCCCATCGACCCGGTGGAAGAACCCGAAACGGCAGTGGTGCGGGCCACAGGAACGGACGTTGCCGAACAGTTCGGCAACACTCCCGCCGCTCCCAGCTTTGATTTTGGTGCAGATGACCAGACCAACGCCCTGCTGTTGCAGGATGCACAGACCTTCATCACCGGCAACATGGCACGCATCATGGCAGCCAAGCACGCCCACGACCTGACCGCCAATCACTATAAAGGCAGTTGGGGCAAGTGGTGCGCCGCCGTCGGCATCAGTCGCGACACCGGCGACCGAATGGTGAGCGTTGCCGCACAGTGCGGCAACATCCAGTTGGAGGGTAAGTCAATTTTTGACGTGCAGCCCATGAAGCTGCTGTATGCAGCCGCCAAGCCGTCCACCCCGGAAGAGGTCAAACAGGCCGTGTTTACCGGCGATATCACTACTTACAAAGAGTACCAGGAAGCCCTTGCCCAGATCAAGGCCGAAAAGGACCGCGCCAATGCTGCCGAGGCTGAGCGAGACAAGCTGCTGGGTGCCCAGAATCGGGCTGCCTGGGCGGAAAGCCACATCCAAGATGTCGAAGCCCAGCGGGATGCCGCCCTTGCGGATGTGCAGGGTCTGACCGAGCAGAACGCCAAGCTCCAGCAGAGTTACCACGATGCGGACGAAAGCCGCATTGCGGCCAACCTCCAGCGTCAGAAGGCCGAAGCCGAACGCGACAGGGCCGAAGCCCGTGCCCACAAAGCCGAGGACGCCTTAAAGCACCAGCCCATTGCAGGCGTTGTGGACGAGGAAGAGGTGGACCGCCGGGCCGCAGAAAAGGCGTGGGGCCTTGCGGATGCCCGCAACCGGGAGCTGCAGGAAGAGAACGACCGCCTGAAAAAGAACAGCGCCCAGCTGGAACGCCGGATGAAGGCCATGACCAGCCGGATGGACGACCTCGGACAGACCGACTTTGAAACCGCCAATCACTGCCCGGAGGCAATGCTTGCCATCTGGAACAGCTGCAAGGGCAGCTATTCCCGCCTGACGGGTGAGGACCTGGAAAACACCTTCCAGTACATCTGCAACACGCTGAATAGCATCCGGCAGGAAGCCGCATTGCTCTGCCGCCAGCCGGAGGGCTACGACGGAGGTGCCGCCTGATGAACCCGATGTATGACCTTGCCCTGGACGGCTACGGCCCGCCGCTGGAGCCGCCGGATGGTTATTATTTCCTGACCAACGAACAGCAGGCCGCACAGGAAGCGGCGGAACAGGAGAAAGACGAAGATGACGAATGAACTGACTGTCCGGGTGGAACGCCCGGTCATTCCGGCCATGAGCTGGAACGAGGAAGAGGTCCAGAAAAATTTGGACGAGCTTCTGGCCGCCTACACCGGCCGGGTGTACACCTCGGAATCCATTAAGGACGCCAAGGCCGACCGGGCCGCCGTCAACAAGTGGGACAAGCAGCTGGGCGACGCTCTGCGGGCCGCGAAGAAGCTCTATACCGACCCGCTGGAAGCCTTTGGCCAGCGCATCAAGGCCATGCAGGCCCAGTGCAAGCAGGTGTCCGGGGCCATTGACCAGCAGGTCAAGGCCGTGGAGCAGGCCGAGCGGGAGGAAAAAGCGTCCTCCCTGCGGCTGGTCTACCGGGACTGCATCGGGGAGCTGGAACCGCTGATCTCTTTTGACCGGCTGCTGGTGCCCCAGTGGCTGAACAAGACCTTTGACCTTGCCAGAGCGTCCAAGGAGCTGCGCCTGGCGGTGGAGACCCGGCGGGAAGAACTGCGCCTGATCCGGGACACCTGCGGCGAGGACGCCGAAGCCTGCACCACCGAATACCTGCGGGCCTTCAGCGTCAATGACGCCCTCCACGAGCATCAGCGCCGACAGGATGCCCGTGCCGCACAGGCTGAGGCCGAAGCCCGGAGGCAGGCCGCAGAGCGGGCAAAAGCCGCCGCACCGGTCGCCGCCCCTCCCTCGGAAGAGGAACGGCAGGTGCGGGAGGAAGCCCGGCAGGCCGCACAGAGCAACGCCTTTGTCACGGCTTCCGGCCGACTGGATTGTGAGGTGCTGCAGCAGTTCGCACAGCCCGCCGCACCGGCCCGCAAACGGTACAAGTTCTGGGTGGAGTTCACCCCGGAGGACATCACATGGTTCAAGCAGGGAGCCGCAGAGCGCGGCTTCCGGTATGGTTCTGTTAAGTAATGCAGGAGGTAATTTATATGGCATTCACTCGCAACGGCGCATCTGCGCCCACCACGTCCGCACCCGCTTCTGCCCCGGTCCAGGGCACCGCATCCCGCATGGCTGCCATGCAGCAGCGCGCGGCCCAGAGCACGGCCCTGCAGGCCGCTTCCCCGTCCGTGCCGGTGGAGATCACCGCCGCAGATGGCCAGCATTTCACGGTTAGCTTTGCCGACGTGCGCAACTTCATCTGCGCCAAGGCCACCGACGCCGAGTGCAAGATCTTTCTGGAGACCTGCAAGCAGTACCGGCTGAACCCCTTCACCAAGGAGGCCTATCTGATCCACTACGACAACAACAGCGAGGACACCCCCAGCACCATCGTCCTGGGCAAGAACTGTTACATGCAGATGGCCGAACGGCACCCGGCCTTTGACGGCTTTGAGGCCGGCATCATCGTGCTGGACACGGAAGCCGGGCAGCTGGACCACCGGGAGGGTTCCATCGTCTATGAGGGCGAGGAGCTTCTGGGCGGCTGGGCCAAGGTCTACCGGAAAGACCGCACCCGCCCCAGCTACGAGGAGGTGAAGCTGGCCGAGTACGACACCGGCAAATCCCTCTGGAAGGGCAAGAAGGCCACCATGATCCGTAAGGTGGCCCTGGTGCATGCTCTGCGGGAGGCATTTCCGTCCACCTTCGGCGCCCTGTACGATGAGAGTGAAGTGCCCGTCCGGGTGGATGCCGAGGGCACGGCACGGGAGCTGGATGACGCGGCCCCTTCTCCCCGCTGGACCCGCATCCGGGACACCGCTGCCCAGGCGGACGCCCTGGCCGTGGAGGATGCCGACGAACCCGCTGACGACCCCTTTGCCGGAGGTGAGGACGCATGATCATCAAGACGAGCACCGGGGTGCTGCTCCATGGCACCCTCGCCAAGGATCCGGAGATCCGGAATGCCGGCCAGAAACAGGTGCTCAAGTTTGACATCAAGGCCCACAGCGTGAAGAACGCCGCCGGGAACTGGGAGGGCCTGTATGTGCAGGTAAACGTCTGGCACGGGCTGGAGCAGTGGGACGGGATGCTGCAGAAGGGCGACTATGTCACGGTCTATGCGCGGGAGTTGAAGAGCCGCGAATACAACGGCAAGACCTATTACAACGTGGACGCTGATGACATCCAGCCCGGCGGGCTGGTGACCTTCCGGTGGATGCAGACGCTGGCCGACATGATGGCCACTCCTGCCGCGCCGGAGATGACCCCCACCGAGGAGGCAACGCCCTTTGACCCGCCTCCGGCCTCGACCCCTGTGCAGACCACTTTGCATACCTCTTTGCAGGGCGGCCAGATGTACTCCGGTGAGCACCTTGCCGACTACGCGCCCCGCAGTGCAGCAGCAACCGCCGCAGACCTTCCCGCAGACGACGCCCTCATCGAAGACACCGATGACCTGCCGTTTTAACCCATTCAACCGAAAGGAGGTCCGGCCGTGGGCATTGACCCGACACGCGGGTTCGTGGCCTTCCCACGCGGCCTGACCGATTGGGAATGGTACACCGAGCCCAACACCGCCCGACTGTTCTTCCACCTGCTGCTCACCGCAAACTGGCAGGAGAAGCAATGGCAGGGCATCACGATCCACCCCGGCGAGCTGGTCACCAGCCGTGCCAGCCTTGCAAAACAGCTCCGGATGTCCGAACAATCCGTCCGGACGGCTTTGGAACACCTGCGATCAACCAACTGGATAACCATCCGGACAGGGCCGAAATACAGCGTTATCACGCTCAATAACTACGTAAGCATCACAGGTCTTAATCAGCTTACCAACCAGCTATCAACCAGCAACCAACCAGCTGCTAACCATAACTTAACCATTATAACAAACCAACAAGCTAACAAGTCCTCGTCTGCTGCGCAGCCGCCCCGGACGAGGACGACGACACAGCCCCTTGTGATGGAGTTCGAGAGCAGCATCGGCAAGCTGAACGGCAAAGGCAAGGCCGAGCTGGCGGAATACGCCGACCGGCTGGGCAATGAGCTGGTGTCTGCCGTGATCGGCAGGTGCGCGGATCTGGGCGGCCGCAGCTGGGCCTATGTGCGCACAGCACTGCAGGAGGCAGAGGCCGGCAAGTACCACTCGGTGGAGGACTACCGGAAAGCCCATCCCGTCGGGAGCGGACGGAACCGGCCCGTGAGCCGCCCGGAGCCCGGCGGGAACGACTTTCTGACCACGCCCATCGAACAAAGCCTGAAGCGGCTGAAAAAGAGCACAGCAAAGGAGGACGCACCCCATGTATTGGAACCCTGAGCACTACCCGGACCCCACCGACGGGGCCGCCCTCCGGCAGCTGTACCGAAAGGAGAAGGATTTGAACACCGGAAAACAGTTTGAAGCGGACTGGAAGAAGTCCATGCCGCCGGATGCGTGGTGCTACCGCCTGAAGGACAGCGCCGCCAGCTACTACGGCGGCAACGAGAACCTGAGCTTTTCCATCGACAACATCTGTGACTTTGACGTCTACCGCTACCCCATGCACCACTACTTCGAGTTAAAAACCATCGAGACACCCAGCATCCAGCTGACCAAGATCTTCGGCAGCTACGACCCCGCAAAGCAGCGGTATCACAAGCTGAAGCACATCACCGACATGGCCACGGCGGCGTCCTACAAGGGCCAGACGGCCCATGTAGTCATCAACTACCGTGGCAAGGTGAACCGCACCTTTGCGGTGCCCGCAAGCGCCGTGCTGGACTTTCTGCGGACCCAGACCCGCAAAAGTATTCCGTGGCAGTGGGCCGCCCTGCACGGCATCGAGGTGGAGCAGCACCAACTGCGGGTGCACTGGCGGTATGACGTGGACGGGCTGCTGAAGAAGCTGGAAGAAATGGAGGACAACGCATGATCCGCAAATGGACACCTGAGAGCGACAAACCAAAGCCGGGCGAAGCCAGCAATGTGCAGCAGCTGCGGACGTGGTTTGAACGACTGCCGAAAATGCGGGCAATGATTTGCCAGCAGCAGGAGCACATTGCAAGCCTGCGGAATGCCGCCACCACGACCACGTCCGGCACATCCGGCGCACCTGGGCGCTCCGGAACCAGCGACAAGGTAGGCCGGAACAGCGACGCCGCCATGGATGCCGAGCAGCATCTGCACGAGCTGAAATGCCAGTATGCCGAGATGCAGAAGGAAGCCATTGAAGTGGCCTACATGCTCCATGCAGACCCGGCGTCCATCAAGCGCAGCCGCTGCCTGATCCTGTATTACGTTGAGGGCAAAAAGCAGGCCGACATTGCGCCGCTGGTCGGCTATTCCGGCCCTGAAAAAGTCTCCCACGCGATTTCTGCCGGTCTGCATCAGCTTGCCGAGGTCGTAACCGAGCTGAATCTTAGTTGATTTGTGCAATCCGCACAACCTGAAGCGCCCTGCTTTTTACGCCCAGCGGCATTTACAGGGCAGCAAACTCTGTGGTTGAATTGTACCGTCGGCAAAGCCGAAAGGCTGACCGATGTACGCAGTCTCCGGAGCGGGGCTTTTCTTCCTTCTCCTGTTCCGCAGGCTGCTTCTATGTGCCTGTTGCGCAGTGGTCAGCGCAGCTCCCCGGGAGCATGGGACACTGGTTCGATTCCAGCCGGGCACACCACAACGCCGTGCCCCATCACGGCAGCAGCCTAACGCATGGGAGTGATTCACCCGCTTGTGGCTGCGTGTAGAGTGACAGCCCACTCCTTGGCTGTCCTCGCGACCTCCGCACGCGATCTGGAGGCCACATAATCCGTACGACGGTTTCTTAGTAGTTCATCCCCGTCAGGATGTGCGTCAATCGCCCCGCATGGAAACGTGCGGGTTTTTATATGCCGTTGTAGCTCAAGGAAGAGCGCCGCATCGCTAAGGCGGGTCAACATTGATGATACATCCACGTTGCAGGTGTCTGTGACCAATCACCGCAGAGGGCTGGCGTGGTTTGGTGCCGGTGCAAGTCCGGCCAACGGTTCCATCTGCGTGCCCTGTGAGGGGGCCGCGCAGCACGCCGGGTGTCTGGCGGCGTACGTTCCGGACACAGCAGCACCATCCTGTATCCGTTGTCCAACAAACTGGTGCACAGGTGCTGCTTATTTTGCTTTCTGGCCGTCCTCCGGGGCGGCTTTTGTTTTACCTGAACCATGAGAGGTGGTGACGTGTCCAACGAGAAGAATCTTATCCCGTTCAACAAGCGAACGGAGAGCGAACAGAGAGAGATCGCCCAGCAGGGCGGCATTGCGTCCGGCAAGGCACGCCGCCGCAAACGCAGCATGAAGGAAGCCGCCGACTATTACCTCAGCCTGCCGGAGACCGACCGCCGCCGGGTGAACGCCCTGCTGCGGGATGCTGTGGATCCGGAGGACATCGACAACCAGATGGCCGTGATCAAGGGCATCACCGCCCGTGCCAAGAAGGGCGACCCGCAGGCCGCCAACGTGCTGCTGAAGATGCTGGGCGAGGACAACCCGCCCGATGATACCGCCGCCGACACGCTGGAACGTGCCCGGGAGCTGCTGGGAGGTGTGGACAGTGCCATTGACTGAGTTCCAGCAGGAGTTCCTGCGCAACTGCAGCCACCGCTGGAACATCAAGACCGGGGCCACCCGAAGCGGCAAGACCTATCTGGACTGTGCCGTCACCATCCCGCAGCGCATCCTTGCCGCGCGGGACGAGGGTCTGCTGGTCATGCTGGGCAACACCCTGGGCACGCTGGAACGCAACGTGCTGGAGCCCATGCTGGCGCTCTGGGGGCCGAATCTGGTGGGCATCGTGCGCACCTCGGCGTCCGGAAACATCGTGCAGCTGTTCGGCCGCAAGGTGTATGTCCTCGGTGCCGACAACAAAAAGCACATTGCCCGCATCCAGGGCGCGGCCTTCGAGTACGCCTACGGTGACGAGATCACCACCTGGGACGAGGGCGTCTTTCAGATGCTCAAGAGCCGCCTTTCCTGCCCGCACAGCCATTTTGACGGCACCTGCAACCCGGATAACCCCCAGCACTGGTTCAAGCGGTTCCTCGACAGTGATGCTGACATTTACTGTCAGGCCTACACCATCGACGACAACCCCACCCTGCCGCCGGAGTTCGTGGCGCAGCTGAAAAAAGAATATGCCGGCACGGTGTACTACAACCGGTTTATTCTCGGCCAGTGGGCAGCGGCAGGCGGCATCATCTACCGCCCGTTTGCGGACAGCATCGCCGCCGACGACAAGCGCTTCCTCTGGCCCGCAGACAAGCCCTGCAAGCCGTGGCGGGTGCACATCGGGGTGGACTTCGGCGGCAACGGTTCACAGCACGCCTTTGTGGCAACGGGCATTTTGCCGTACTATTCCGGCGTCGTGGGGCTGGCATCCCAGCGGGTGGACCCCCGCAACCAGGATGCCGACTACCTGGCCAACCAATTGCTCACCTTCTGCCTGGCCGTGTTCGCACGGTACGGCGAGATCCATTACATGTTCTGTGACAGCGCCGAGCAGACGCTGATCAACCACATCCGCACCCGGCTGCGGGCCTCTAAACTGTACTGGCTGGCCGACCGGGTGAATAACTCCGCAAAAATTCAGATTATCGACCGCATCCGCCTGACGTCCATTCTCATGGGCGGCGGGCGCTTTTGGTATATGCCGGAGGCCGCCACCCTGCGGGACGCCCTTGCAAGCGCCCTGTGGAGCCAGAAGCGCCCCGGCGTGGACGAGCGTCTGGACGACGGCACCACCGACATTGACACCCTCGACGCCTTTGAGTACACCATTGAGCGTGATTACAGGAGACTGACTGCAAGATGAACGTTTCGGCCTTTATCGAATATCTGAACAAAACCAAACATCTGCAGTTGGATGCGGATTATTACGGCAACATTGAAGTCTGGCGGCAATGGTGGAAGGGCGATGTTCCCGACATCCACGACCAGAAGGAGGACGCCCCGGACGGCAGCGTCATTTCCCGGCGTCTGGCTTCCCTGCGGATGCCGAAACATGTCTGCGAGGACTGGGCAAACCTGCTGCTCAACGACAAGACCACCTTCCAGATCGGCGACGCAAAGAGTGCCGCCTACCTGCTGGGCAGTGATGAGCAGCAGACCGGCGGCCTTTTACGGCAGCTGCATTTCTGGGAGAATGCCAACAAGCTGGTGGAGCAGGCCTACTGGTCCGGCACCGGTGCTTTTGTGCTGAGTGTGGAAGGCCTGACGGTGGATGCCGCCGGGAACGCCCTGCCCTCGCCGCAGGGGCGCATTCAGCTGGACTATGACCCCGCCTGCTGCATCCTGCCCATCAGCGTGGAGCGGGGCGTGGTGACCGAGGCCGCCTTTGTGTCCGAGTGCGTGATGGGCGGTAAGCCCGCCGTCTATCTGCAGACCCACACCTGCAAGGGCGGCGAACGGACCATCACGAATGAATGGTTCGAGGTGATGGACGATGTTTCCGGCACGCCGAAATTTGCCAAGGCCAAGACCCAGCCGGGCATGGTGGAACACATCACCGTCACCGGTGCGCCGGCATGGTTCAGCCTGTTCAGTCCAGCTGTCGCCAAAAACCTTGACGGCGGCATGGGGCTGGGTATGAGCGTCTTTTCCGAGGCGCTGGACGCAGCCCAGATGGCGGATTACGCCTTTGACAACTACCGGCAGGACCTCCGCCTGGGCGGCAAGAAAATTTTCTATGACCGCTCCATGTGCAAAAAGTGGGTGGACAAGGACGGTGTGGAGCACGCTGTGCCGCCGGATGCCGTTCACCGCCAGATCTTCTACGAGCTGCCCGCACCGGAAGGCAGCATCGACCAGCCGGCCGCATGGCGGGAGTACAACCCCGACCTGCGCACCGAGGACAACCACCGGGCCGTGCAGGACGCTCTGGACATGATGAGCTTCAAGTGCGGGCTTGGCTGCCACCGCTACAGTTTTGAGCTGGGCAAGGTGGCCACCGCCACCGAGTACACCGGCAGCCGACAGGACCTTGTGCAGAACGCCAACAAAAACCAGATCCCCATTGAGACGGCACTGATCGGCATTCTGCGGGCCATCCTGTGGGCGGCAAAGAACCTGCTGGGTGCAGATGTGGACCCGGACACCAGCATCTCGGTCAACTGGGACGACAGCTACATTGTCAGCGAGCAGGAGCGCACCGCACAGCTGCGGGAGGACGCTCTGGCAGGGCTTGTGCCCCGCTGCCGGTATCTGTCCGCCCGGTATGGTCTGAGCGAGGACGAGGCCCACCAGTGGGCGGCAGAGGCCAAGGCTGACAGCCAGACCGATGAGCAGCTCACCTTCGGGGGTGCCTGATGCTGCCGCCGAGCTACCTCGATGCCATGCCGGATGCCTTTGTGCAGCTGGCGCAGCAGGTCGAGGATGAGATCTTACAGGATGTCGCCCGGCGCATCGGCAAAATGGGTACCCTCACCGAAACGGCCGACTGGCAGTTGTGGCGCTACCAGCAGACCGAGGCGGTGCGGGAGAACGTGGTCAAGCTGCTGGCAAAGTACAGCGGCAAGAGCGAAGCCACCATCCGCAGGCTGCTCAAAGAGGCTGCCACCGAAGCCATGGAGCGGGAAGATGCCATCTATTACCACTACAACCTCGAGCCCACACCCTTTGAAGAGAGCGCGGCCCTGAACAACCTGCTCAACGCCGGTGCCCGGCAGACCTGCGGCACATGGCGGAACCTCACGGCCACAACGGCCAACACCGTCTCCGGGGCCTTTGAGCGCACGCTGGATGTCGCCTGGGGCAAGGTGGCCACAGGTGCCTTTGACTACAAAACCGCCGTCAAGCAGGCTGTGGACAGCCTTGCAGACGAGATGCCGGAGATCACTTACCCCAGCGGCCACACAGATTCGCTGGAAGTTGCGGCCCGCCGGGCGGTGCTGACCGGTGTCAACCAGACCGCAGGCAAGCTGCAGGAAGCCCGCATGGACGAAATGAACGTGGAGTTCGTTGAGACCAGCGCCCACGGTGGTGCCCGCCCCAGTCACGCCGAGTGGCAGGGTCGGCGCTTCCATCGGGGCGGGGCTGTGGACTACCTGGGCAAGCATTACCCGGACTTCGAGCAGGCCACCGGCTACGGAACCGGCGCTGGGCTTTGCGGCTGGAACTGCCGCCACACCTTTTTTGCCGTATTCCCTGAGCTGGGCGACCCGCCCACCTGGACGGAGGAGAGCCTGCAGGAGCTGAACGCCCGGAACATCGAGTACAACGGCAAACTGTACACCCAGTACGAGGTCAACCAGATGCAGCGTGCCCGGGAGCGGAACGTGCGCAAATGGAAGAAGCGGTATCTGGCCGAGAGTGCCGCCGGGTCTGACACCACCGACAGCGCCGTGCGCCTGAAAGCAGCCCGCCAGAGCCTGAGCGAGTTTGCCAAGGCCACCGGCGGGCGGGTGGACAGTGCCCGTGTCAGCGTGCCGAAGTTTGGCAGGAGTGAAGCTAGCAAGGCGAGTGCACAGGCCCGGAAAGCATCTTCTACGTATAGCAGCTTGAACACAAAGGCGAAACCTGTTACAATGCAGTCAATCGCAAACATTAAGGCATTCAGCTGCGACACGTTGGATGCCGCCGGACAACAACAGCTGAAAAATGCCCACAAGCGCCTTCTCATGGTTGCTTCAAAGCAGCGGGAAAACGTTGAGGTGGGCAGAGTGTTCGACATCAAGATGAAGCCAATGACCAAGGATATCATTGGTTTGTCGGGTGGGCATTCTGTTCAGCTGCCAAACCCAGATGTTCCCTATATTGCGATTCACACCCATCCTGCGTGCGGCAATTTTTCAAATGGTGATCTTCGGCAATTTGTGCGAAACTCAAATTTGAAATTGCTTACCGCTCTCGGACACGATGGGCATATTTACGCAATAGAAAAGACCTCGGCTTTTGAAGAAAGCTCTGCAAAACAAATCATTCGGCAGATGGATTGTGCGATTGATAAATTGCTCAAATCCACGCTGACGGATGAGCAGGTTCTTGAAAAGGCAGAGGGCGTTATTTCGGACTGCATAAAGGAGTTGCAGAAAAATGGTGCCAAATTCTACGAATAAACATTCCTACACAGAGCAGGAAATTAAAGAAATGCAGCAAGTTCTTCTGGAAACTCCGATGGATCCGGCATATGATGATATCTGTAACTCATTTTACGACGGGTGGGACAGAACTGTCCACCGGCAGATGTACGTTCGTGACTGCTACAGTATCTTGAAAGAGCTTGACCAGCTTCCGCCCAATATCAAATGACCACCATCCACCCGGACGGTGGTTTTCTTTTACTCATTTTTCAGAAAGGAACGAACTATGAAAAAGATTCTTCTCGCTCTTGCACTGGCAGCATCCATCCTGCTGTGCGGTTGTTCGGAAGCCGACAAGGCAAACGCCAATATTTCCAAGCAGGCAGATTACTTTGAGAGTGAGCGCAAGATCACCGTCTACAATGCCCGCACCGACAAGGTCATTCTGGAAGCCGAGGGCTATATGTCCATCTCGAATAACGATAACAACGAGCTGGTCTGCACGGTGAAGGTCGGCCCGGATACCTACCGCAAGAATTACATCTACCTGAACGACTACACCATGTATGTGGTGGAGGACATCACCGGCACCCATACCGACCCCTACCACTACAAGCTCTATTTCCACACTGACATCCTGCCCAGTGTGGAGGTGAAGCCGTAAAAGTCATTCACAGAAATCCCCCATTTTAACCACTATGTGCCCAGAAAAAGGCTTCATAGTGGTTTTTTCATGCCGTTTTAGCTCATGTTGGCAGAGCACCGGACTTTTAATCCGGGGGCGGCGGGTTCAACTCCCGCAAGCGGCACCATGCGGAGGGCGGCGCGTACCCCGCCCACAACCGAACACGGACGGAGAACCGTGTCACCAAACCGAGGTTTTCCCCACAGAAAGGAGCTTTTCCACCATGAAACGTGAAGATGTGAAGAACAAGATCCCCGGCATTACCGAGGAACAGCTGAACTGGATCATGCAGGAGAACGGCAACGACGTCAACCGCGAAAAGGCCGCCGCCACTGCCCTGCAGGCCCAGCTGGACAACGCAAACGCCCAGCTCAAGACCGCCCAGGACGGCCTGAAAGCCTTTGAAGGCAAGAAGAAGCCCGAGGAGTACGAGGCCGAGCTGACCAAGCTGCAGGCGGACATGAAGGCCCAGGCGGACGGCTTTGCCTTTGACAGCGCCCTGAACACTGCCATCCTGGGCAAGAAGGGCCGCAGCGTCAAGGCGGTGCGTGCCCTGCTGGATCTGGACGCTCTGAAGGGCTCCAAGGACCGCAGCGCCGACATTGACAAGGCTCTGGACGACGCTGCCAAGGCCAACCCCTGGGCCTTTGGTGAAGACGGTGCCGCCGGCGTGGCCGTGGTCTCTACCGGCGCTGAGCATGGCGCACCGCCCGCCAACGAATCCAATGGTGTGGAAGCCGCCTTTAAGTCCCTGAATCCCGAACTGAACCTGTAAAACGAAAGGAGTTCAACATGGCACATGCAAATCAGGAGCGGTATTCCGCTCTGGTAGACGCAAAGCTGCGGGCCACTCTGGTTACCCGTGACGGTGCGATCTTCAACACCCGCTACGAGGGCAGCCCCAAGGCCGGCAAGGTCAAGATCCCGGTGCGTGACACCGAGGTGGCCGTCAAGGCATACGACAAGGCAAACGGCGTGGATGCCGATGCCGGCACCACCACCTATCTGGATCTGGACATCGACAACGACGAGGCTGTCAATGAGATCATCGACGGCTTTGACGCTGCATCCGTGCCCGACGGCATCACCGCCGAGCGTCTGGACAGCGCCGCCTACTCCATGGCCCTGTCCATCGACAAGAAGTCCATCGAGGCGCTGCAGAGTGCAACCGGTGCTACCATCAGCGCCACCAAGACCGCCTGCACCGCTTCCACCGCCTACAAAGAGGCTCTGGCCGCCAAGCGCACCCTGAGCCGCAACGGCGTGCCCCAGACCGGCCGCTTTATGATCGTCAGCCCTGAGTATCTGGAGATCCTCATGCAGGATGACAAGTTCATCAAGCAGGGTGACCTGTCCCAGCAGCTGGTGCAGACCGGTGCGGTGGGTCAGATCGCCGGCTTTGCGGTGTACGAATCCAACAACATGGACTTCGAGAACACCACCCGTGTCAGCACCAAGAAAACTACCACCGAGTTCATCTGCGGCCACCCCAACTGGTGCCACCGTGTGATGGAGTGGCAGACCCCCGTGCACCTGCAGGATCTGGGCGGCTCCGGCAAGTACATTGGCGCGTCCGCTGTGCAGGGCCGCAAGGTGTACGGCATCAAGGTGTCCAAGCCCAAGACCCTGTACATCAAGCGCATCGAGGCGTAAGGAGGGTCCCGCCCATGAACTACTGCACCTACCCGGAGTACCAGGCGGCGGGCGGCACGGTGAGTGAGCTGGCGTTCGGTGTGCTGTGCAGCCGGGCGTCCCGCCTCATCGACAGCGCTACCTTTGGCAAGGCGGAACCCCATGCCGCCGTGTGCGAGAGCTGCCGCCAGATGCTGGCGGATGCCTGCGCCCAGATCGTGGATTTGCTGGCTGCAAAGCTGGCTGTGGGTGCTGCACCGGGCGCACAGAGCGTCTCCAATGACGGCTATGCTGTGACCTTTGCGGCCAACACAAGCCTGAGCGCCGCCGTGCGTTTTGAAGCCTGGAATGTGCTGGAAGCCGCCCTCGGGGCGGACCCCCACGGCCTGCTGTACAGGGGGATTGAATGAGATGACCACGACCGTTACCGTGGTGAACCTTATCCATGACCCCAAGGCCGACACCGACACGCCCAAGTGCTGGGTGTTCCCGGCCTGCAGCTGGCGGGAGAAGCTGGACACCTCCGGCACCGGCACCAGCAAGGACCCCGAACGCACCACCCACATCCGCATCCCGGCCAGCGTGTGCACCCTGGGCTACCTGCCCTATGTGCAGTGGGCGGCCCTGCCCGCTGCCGAAAAGGCAAAGCACTGGACGCTCAAGCGGGGCTGGAAGGTGGTGCAGGGTGCGGTGCAGAGCCTGACCGCCGAGGAATACGCCCGGCTGGAAAAGACGCACCCCTGCTGCACGGTGGCGGCAGTCTCGGACAACCGGGAGCCGCTGCTGCCGCACTGGCATGTGGAAGGGAGATGACGGCATGGCCACCATCTGGGACAAGAGCCACGGCGGACGCCTGACCATCACAACGCCCATGGGCACCCTGTTCACAGTGCAGCACCGCAGCGGCAAGTGCAAGGCACATATCCGCTGGAACAAGGACGTGGGGGCCAACCTGACCCGGGCCATGGTCACGGGCCGAGGCAAACTCATGCAGCGCATCATCCGGGACACCCACCCGCTGGTGCCCTTTGACACCGGTATGCTGGACAATTCCGCCCAGCTGGCCACCGACTACGAGACCGGTGAGATCATCTGGTCAACGCCCTATGCAAGACCTCAGTATTATCTGCACCCCCAGGGCGAGGGCCTGCACGGTGACACCGGCCTGCGCGGCAGCTACTGGGCCGAGCGCAGCAAGGACGCCAACAAAGTCTCATGGAACCAGTTCTGGAAAGCAGTGATGAAGGAGGAAACCAGATGACCCCTGCCATTCAGGCCATGCGGGACTGGCTGCGCACCTGCCCGCTGGTGGCCTCTGCACAGGAGGACGGTGTGGCGTTCCGGGTGGGAGGCCTGACCGGCGACGCCGAGGAGTACACCATCCTGGACATGCCCGGCGCACCGGAGCTCAAGCACTATTTCAGCGGGTCGCTCCGGCTCAAGAACTATGTGTTGGCCTCCCACACCGTCTACAGCCCGGACAACGCCGCCCAGCAGGCCGCAGCCTCCGGCTTCTGGGACGACCTGACCGAGTGGGTGGCCAGCCAGAACCGGGCCCGCAATTTCCCGCAGCTGGGCAGCGGGCGCACCGTCCGGGAGGTGTCCGTCACCTCCAGCGGCTACATCCTCGAAGCCGAGGGTGGGGCCTGCCGCGCCCAGATCCAGCTGCAGCTGATCTACTATCAACCGAAAGGAGCGATTTTATGACCGTTAAAGAAGTGATGACCGGCATCACCCCCAGTGCAGACTATGCCGGCCTGGAAATGGCGGACGACTTCGTGCTGGCATTCCAGACTGCTGACACCCAGAAGGATGTGAATGACTACATCGTCTGCCAGGAGTGCATCACCGAGCACTCCGCCGCCGTGAACCCCGGCACCCAGGACAAGCAGTATATCCGCAAGGGCAACGCCACCATCAAGACCAGTGCCCAGCGCACCTTCTCCATCTCCGGTGATCGCACCCATGGCGACCCCTGGCAGGATTGGGTCACCAGCCTGCCCGTGATGTTCGGCACCGGCAGCGCCGTGATCGTGCCGTATGCCTATTTCTCCATGCTCACCGGCAAGGGTGAGACCGGCAAGGCCTCCGTCATCGTCAACGGCGACGCCTCCAATGGCGCAGGCAATAACGCCGGCATCTCTGTCACCGTCTCCGGTGTGGAGAAGCCCAAGGAGTACACCTACAGCGCCACCTGAGTTTCCCACAAGTATGTCCCCGTCCACCTCCCCGGACGGGGATTTTTTATGCCCTGAACCAGCCAGATCAAGCCGGGGCAGCATCGGCGCAGGGCCCAACGAAAGGAGCTTTTTATGATTCTTCGCAACGTGAAATTCGATTTTAAGGTGACCAAAGGCAAGGACTACAAGCGGTACATCCAGGGCTACAAGGCAGCCATGGCGGCGCTGAACGCGTTGGATAAGGAAGATGACGAATACCTCATCAAGTTCAACGAGATCCTGGATGACTTCTTTGCGGATCTGCTGGGCGAGGATTACGACCAGCGCCTGGGCATCGACGTGGATGACCTGGAAGATCTGATGCAGCTTCTTGCCGACTTCAATGCCGCTGCCAACCCGGAGGCACTGAAACGCATGGCCGCCCTGCAGCCCATCGACCGGGAAGCCATGAAGGACGCCAAGAGTTCCATCCCGGCACCCATCCCCATGCCCATGAACCGGGAGCAGCGCCGGGCAGCACGCCGGGCCAAGGCATGACCCGCCCGGACTGCTACCTGACCGACAGCCTGCCGCAGGGCTTTGAGACGGACTTCCGGGCGTGGGTCACCTACGACAACATGGCCGCCCGGGCCCACACACCCGAGCAGGAAGCCGCCCTGCAGGACTACGCCCAGCGGGTGCTCATACATGGCCCGCTCACAAAGGACAACCTCGACGCCTTTCTGGACTTTTACCGCTGCGGCGCCGAGGAATCCGAGCGGGAGAAGCGCAGCGCGGAGGCGTTCCGGGAAATGCCCCGGGGCTTTGATTTTGCGGTAGACGGCCCCCTGATCTGGGCGGCCTTTCTGCAGACCTACGGCATCGACCTGCGCACGGCGCAGCTGCACTGGTGGGACTTCATGGCCCTGTTCCGGAGCCTGCCGGACGAGTGCCGCATCTGCAAGATCATCAGCTATCGCACCGAAGATCTGACCGACATGCCCAAGGGAATGCGTGAGCAATACGAGAAGCTGCGCCGGGTGTACGCCCTGCCTGCGGAGGCCGGCGGCACGGCCCGGCGCTATGTGTCCATGGCAGACCGCAAGGCGTCCATTCTTGCCAGGCAGGCCGAATACCAGAAAGAGCATTCCGGGAGGTGATGCACCATCGCACGCGAACATGACGGCGAGGTCGTTTTCGGCGTCGTGACCGATCCCAGCGGGGCCCAGGAGGGCCTTGACCAGGTAGAACAGGCAGCGGAACAGGCGGCCCAGAAAACCGCCTCTGCCGCCGCCAAGGCCGCCGACAGCGTGGTGTCCGAAACGGAAGAAGCGGCCCAAAAGGCCGCCGCTGCCGTCAAGAGCGCTGCCGGGAAGGGCGAGAAGGAAGCCGCCGACGCCGGGGCAAAGGTTCGAAAGACCAGCAAAGAGACCTCCGACAAAGTGGGAACGGACGCCGATTCTGCCGGCCAGAAAACACAGCGCTCCGCCAAGGAAACGAAAGAAAAAGTCGTCTCCCAGTTTACCGCGGGGCAGGTGGCCATCGGCAACATCATCTCCAAGTGCGTGGACAAGGTGGTTGACGCCGGCAAGACCCTGATCTCCACCGGCGTGTCCTACAACGCAGAGATCGAGAAATACAGAACCGCCCTCACCAACCTGCTGGGCGACGCGGAAAAAGCCAACGCTGCTTTGGCTGCCATGCAGGCAGACGCAGCCCGCACGCCCTTTGACACGGCTACGCTGGTCAAGTCCAACGAATACCTCATTTCTGCCGGTGAGAACGCCGAGTACAGCCGCAAGACCATCCTTGCCCTGGGCGACGCGGTGGCAGCCACCGGCGGCGGGGCTGCCGAGCTGGAACGCATGGCCCAGAACCTGCAGCAGGTAGCCAACCAAGGCAAAGCCACCAGCGTGGACATCAAGCAGTTCGCCATGGCGGGCATCAACATCTATCAGGTGCTGGCCGACTACACGGGCAAGTCCGTGCAGGACGTGCAGAGCATGACCATCACCTACGATGTCCTGACCCAGGCGCTGCAGGCCGCTGCCGAAGAAGGTGGCCGCTACTATGACAGCATGGCCACCCAGAGCCAGACGCTCAATGGCCGCCTGTCCACCCTGAAGGACAACGCCACCCAGCTGGCGGGCGTGGTCATGGAAGATCTGACCGCCGCCTTTGGCGAGGCGGTAACCAAGTGCAACGATCTGGCCATTGCCTGCAAAGCAGGCTTTGAGGCAAACGGCATCGACGGTCTGCTGGACGCTGTGCGGGAGACCACCCCGGAGCTGTCCGTGCTGGCCGACGCCGTGCAGCTCATCAAGGATAACTTCGCACTGCTGGCCACCGGCACGGTTACCGTAACGACCGCAGTCGTTTCCTACAAGGCCGCAACCGCCCTGGCAACCACGGCAACCGCCGCATACTCTCTGGCGACCACAGCCCTGAACGCTGCCCACCTGGCTGCCGCAAGCGGGGCCAACACGCTGACCGTCGCACAGGTCGCCCTGAACGCTGTCATGGCAGCGAACCCCATCGGAGCGGTGGTGGCCATGGTTGCTACCCTGACCGCAGGCATTGCGACCGCACGAGCCACCAGTGAGACCTTTGCCGCCAGCTGGGACACCTGCATGTCTGGCCTGAAATCCGCTGCCGATTTTGCGGTGAACAGCGTGCTGACCACCTTCAACATGCTGTGGTCCGCCATCAAGGGCATCGCCGCTGCCATTGCCGCTATGCCGGACGGACCCAAGGCTGTTCTGGATGCCTACAACAGCGCCTACGCAGCATCCCGGGATGAGTACAAGCAAAATCGGAACGCCAAGGACTGGGACAATGCCCACGAGGGCATGGAGTGGGATGACGACAACGGGTGGGTGCCAAAGGGCACCAGCAGCTCCGGAAACGGCAGCAGCCGGGGAGCGGCTGTTGTAGTCAGTGACATCCCGTCCTCCGCCGGTTCCAGCACCAAGAAATCCAGCAAAAAGGCTGTCACAGAGACCGTCCTGCGCTCCACCACCGACAACTACACCACCTATTCCCAGAACGCCCTTGGGCAGGTGGAGACCACGGTGGAATCGGTCAACGAGCACATCCGTGACAGCACCGGCAAGGAGTTTGACCGCCTGACCGAGAAGGTGACCGAATCCGGCAAGGAGATGGTCAACGGCGTCGAGCGGGAATACACCCTGGTGACCACCAAGGTGGACGGCGTGACCCAGAAGGTGACGAAGTCCTACGCCGACATGTCCAAGGTGCTGACCGACACGGCCAAGAAAACGGCCACCAGCTACAAGGACGGGGCCACCGTCACCACTGCCGAGGTGACCAAGATCTATGCCGACGGGTCCCGCCATGTGGAGCAGACCGTCACCGAGGCCGGGGAGCGCATCGGTGCCAGCGGCCGCGAGACCTACGAGAAGATCATCACCTATGTGGACGGCGTGCAGGACAAGGTGGAGGAATCCGCCCAGCAGATCGACACCTCCGTCACTGCCACCCAGAAGCGCATTGACGAGGCCCTGTCCGGGGCCAAGAGCGAGCTGAGCAGCGGCATCTTTGGCATCATCAAGGACGGCATTTCCGCCGTCAAGAACAAGGATTGGGCCGGCATTGCCGAGACAGTGGCCAAGCTCATCTGGGGCCAGGTGACCCAGAGCCAGCGGGAGACCGTCTCCGCCTGGGCCAAGAAAGCGCTGGCCGCCATTAACGAGGCCTACGCCGGAGGCGGGCTGCAGCAGGCCTTTGAGGCCGTGTCCGGCATCCTGGGCAGCGGCATCAAAAACGGTGCCGGAGCCACAATCCAGGGCATTGGTGAGATTGCCAGCGGGCTGTCCGGCTCCGGCGGCATGGGCAAGCTGGTGGGTGCTGCCGTGTCCGGCATTGGCACCATCGGCAAGGCCGTGGCGGGCCTTGTGGGCAAGGTGGGCGGCCTGATTGCAGCCCACCCGGAGGTTTTTGCCATCATCGCACTGGTGGCCGGCATTGCCGGGCTTGGGCTTTTTTTGTGGAAGAAGTACGGCCGCAAGGGCGGTTCTGCCGATGACGGCAGCTCCACCGATGAGACACCGGCCCTGCCGCACCCGGACAGCAGCGGCTACACCCAGAGTGACACGATCACCGCCGCAGAGCTCACCCGGCGCACGCAGGCGGCCTCCATGGCCAACCAGAGCAGCATAGCTCGCACCCAGAACGGAACTGGTTCCGGGGCAGCGCAGCAGCTCACGGCCAGCTACACGGGCAGCCTGACGGCGGTGTTCAACGTGGACGGCAGAGAAATGGCCCGCACCACCGCGTCTTACATGGACGAGGAACTGGGCTTTCGGAGGTGATGAACCATGGAAGATTTTTATATCAACGACCACGGGGCCAGCGAGTTCGGGGCCCTGCTGCTGTCCAGCTGGTATGTCAGCGGCAGCACTCTCACCCAGAACTACCTCACCAGCTACACAGGCAGCCGGATCACCTTCTGTTCCACCCAGTACGGCCTTCGCTCCATCTCGCTGCCGGTGGACATCTACGGCGCAAGCCCTGCCGACGCAGCGGCCAAGCGCAGCGCCCTGACGGCGGCTTTTCTGGGCGGCACGGTGGAGCTGGCTCTGCCGGACGGCGGCACCTACACGGCTCTGCTGCTGGACAGCGGCAAGGCACAGGAGCAGGACACCGACGGCTGCATCCTCAGCTGCACCTACACGCTGGCAGGCTACCGGCACGGGGCGCTGGAAACGCTGGTGCTTCCTGCGGATGTCCAGACCTTTTTTGCTGCGGGCACCGCCCCGCAGATGGAGTGCCGCATCACAGAGACGGTAACGGAGGCCGGCAGCCACACCGTGCACTACCCCAACGGCGGCAGCTGCGTGCTCAAAGATCTGCAGGCCGGTGACACCGTGTGCGTGGACGGCATCACCCGGCAGGTGCTGTGCAACGGCCAGAACCTGTTTCAGGCCGTCACCGGCATTTCCGGCTGGCCCACCGTCCGTGCCGGAGAAAACAGCCTTGCCCACACCGGGCAGAGCTACGTCGAGTATTACCCCATTTTTGTGTAAAGGAGGCGTTGCCCGTGCTTGCCATCGTGTCCGCAGACGGTCATCACATCCCGCTGGACTGTGATGATTACTGCATCGTGCACAACTGGAACGGCTGGGAGGATGAGATCAAATTCAGCCTGCCACGGGGCCACCAGCAGGCCCGCCTGCTCACCGAGCGGGTGCGGCTGGTGGAAAAGACCGAAGATCAGACCTATGCACTGTCCAGCATCAACGTGGGGCGCAGCTACACCGACTACGAGGCCGTGCTGGATCTGGACAGCCTGTGCGGCACCCTGCTGAAGAACTGGAACAACTATGTGTCCACCGGCCTGTTCTCCAAGGGCCCCCAGACCATGGCCGACACCATCCGGCGGGCAATTTCCGGCCTGTCGGACTGGAGCCTGACCGTCCCTGACAAAGCCACCGAGAAGCTGGCCATTGAAAAGTTCACCGGCAGCCCGCTGGAGTTGGTGCAGAAAGCGGTGGACGTGTGGAAGAACTACCCTGTGCGGTTCCTCGTGCCCGGCACGACTTCCGCCCGCCAGATGATCATTGTGGACCCCGGCGCCCGGACCCCGAACGGCACCTACTTCACCGACGAGCTGAACCTGACCGAACAGCCCTATTATAAAGGAAAAGCGGAGACCGGCGACAGCTACTATACAGCCCTACTGCTGTACGGCAAAAGCGATATCAGCGTGGAAGCACAGTGCCACAACTACGACAGCCGGGTCATCTGGCACAGCGAGACGGACAGCTCCATCTCGGACAAGTCCGCCCTGAAGATCAAGGCCGACGCCATGGTCAAGGCGGCAGCGTTCCCCAAGTGCTCCTACAGCTGCCAGATCGCCGACCTTGCCCGGCTGGCCCCGGATCAGTATGCGTATCTGTCCTTTGGCCTGTATGACAAGGTAGTGCTCATGGACCGTGACCGGCACACCAACACCACCATGCAGGTGGCCCAGTACACCGTTTATCCCTACCATGCAGAGAAGAACGCCGTGCAGCTCAACAGCGTGGCGGGCACCATCTCTTCCGGCAGCAAATCTTATTCCGGTGACGTGATCGAGTACACTGACCCGGACACTTCGGAGGCATCGAATGCAGATCCTTAAAATTGACTTTCAGTCCCAAAGCGCGCCGCCCGTCGTCCCGGTGATGCAGTCGGACGCGCAGAGCCGGTTCATCGGCATGGCCCTCTACAACGGCGGCACCCCGTACAAGGCCCCGGAAGGTGCGGTGTACACCGTGCAGTACCGGGGCGAGGGGGCCAACAACTTCGGCTGGTATGACCAGATCCTCACCACCAGCGGCAAGCACGCCGCCGTGACTGTGGACGCCGACAACGCCCACATCATCACACTTGAGCTGGCCGAGCAGGCCTTGCGCCGCCCCGGCGACGTACACGTCAACCTGTGTGTGATGGGCCCCGATACCGGCTACGAGCTGCGCACCTTTGACATCATTGTCCGGGTGGGCGGGGCCGCTTACCCGGATGATGTGGCCGTGCAGAGCTATTTCTTCGTCACCGGCGTCTCTTCGTCCTCCTGGCTGTCTTATGTGTCTACCTGCCTGGAGGCACAGCAGGCGGCGGAAAAGGCGGTGACGCTTGCGGAAAATTCTGCAACCACTGCCAAGAAGGCAGCTTCGTCTGCATCTGCGGATGCGAAAAACGCACAGGATAACGCCAGCTCCGCCAAAAAAGCAGCGGACCAGATCACGTTCATCGCTAACGGCTGCAAGGGCTACTACAGCACCGCTCAGGACCTGCGTGACGCTTACCCCACAGCGGCCGCTGGTTCCTGGGCGATCGTTGCGGAAAACAGCACCATCTGGGTGTGGAACCCCGCTACCTCTGCCTGGAAAGACGCGTCCGTCAATGTGGACTTTTCCGACTACTACAAAAAGTCCGAGGCGGACAAAAAGTTCGGCACGCCGTACAGCCTGCCCGCAGCCACGGTCAGCACGCTGGGCGGCGTGAAGGTGGGCGACTATCTGGACATTGCCCCGGACGGCACCCTGAGCGGCAAGACGCTGTATGACACCATCGCGGCCAGTGTGGCGGTCAAGTCGGAGGCGCGGCTGGTGTGGAACCACCACGTGGAAACCGGAAAAAGGTGGCGTTCCTACGACATCAAAATGCCAGACGGCCTTGACTATGTGCACGTTAAGTCGAGGTACAACGACAGTGGCCGAACATACGGTGAAGAAGTAGACATCGCAAAAGGCGGCACGGTCAATCACAACTTTGGCTATGGCAAAGGAATCTTTGCATCCAACACGACTTTCCGACCGGACGGGACCCTGCACTTTGAATTAGCAGGGTCGGACATAAATACCGGCGGCTACACCGTAGACATCTGGCTCTCCGGCTACCACTACCCCACCCTGGCCGAGCTGCTGACCGAGACGCAGGCCGCGCAGGCCGATGCCGACGAACTGAACCTTGACCAGGACTACCGCCTGACTCTTTTGGAGCTGGGCGTGACCGATGATGAAACAACTGAAACCGCATGACCAGAAAGGAAGGAATACTATGGCACTTTATAACACCTGCAAGCGTATGATCGAGCGCGGCAAGACCGCCGGTATGGCAAAAAAGCTGGATATCTTCTACGCCGCCAACAAGCTGACTGATGAGCAATATGCCGAGCTTACCGAGATGCTGACTGAAAAGACCAGCGCCTGACCGGGCCGGGAAAGGACGCACCAAGGAGGTGTTGCTTTATGATCGAGTTTCCCATCACGCTGACATCCGGCGGCAGCGTATGCCTGCCCGGGCACGCATTTGCGCTGGCCCTCGGCTACACCAAGAATCAGGGCGTGTACCGCCTGCACATCGATGCAACCGGTGAGTGGGAAGGCCTGACTATCCGGGCTTTCTGGCACGTCCCGGACGGCAAAGACCCGGTATCTTCGCTGGTGGCGGACGGCTATGTGGCCGTGCCTGCCAGCGTGACCGCACAGCCCGGCAATGGGTGCGTGACCTTCGAGGGAAGCGATGGCACCCGCACCGTGACAAGTGCAGATCTGCGCTACCGTGTGGCTGCCAACTCCGGCACGGATGACGGCAGCATGCCGGAGCCTGGCACACCTGCCTGGCAGGAGCTGGTGGGGGCCGTGCACACCGATGCCACCGCCGCAGAGCAGGCCAAGACCGACGCACAGACTGCGGCCACTGAATCTGCCGCCAGCGCGGAAAAGGCCGCTGCCAGCAAGAAAGCTGCCGAGGACGCGAAGGCAAAGGCCGCCGAGAGCTTGCAGGAGCTCAAGAACGGCATTGCATCCGGAAACTTTAAGGGCGACCCGGGTGTGTCGCCCACAGTCACCGTGCAGGATATCACTGGCGGCCATCGTATCGTCATCACCGACGAGACCGGGACCAGCTCTGTCGATGTGCTGAATGGCAAGCAAGGCGACCCCGGTAAACCGGGCGATACAGGCGCAACACCGGAGCTTACCATAGGCACGGTAAAAGAGGGCGATGCGCCGTCTGCGACAATTACGGGCACGGTCAAAAAGCCGATTTTAAATCTCACCCTTAAAAGCGGAGCACCCGGCAAAGACGCCACCGTGGACGCCACCCTGACACAGAGTGGGCAAGCAGCAGATGCCAAAGTGACCGGAGACGCTATCAGCGCAGTAAAGGCGCGGCAGAACATCCTCACGGGCACTGAAACGGGTAACCCGCTCAGCGTTGACGACGCTTTCCCTGCGCCCCTGTGCGGCCTGACCGTGTACGGTCGGAGCACGCAGGACGGCACACCCACGCCGGATGCACCTGTGCCTATCGTAAGCGCTGGTGACGGCGGGAGCGTGGCGGTGAAGGTGACGGGGAAGAATCGGATGCCGTCCAACCTGAGACATCGAGAATTTGTTGAGTGCTTTGTCAAGAAAAACACGTTTATAACTTTAGTATTCAAAGACGGTTTTGTTTCTAAAGGCGGGAACATCTTATTCATTTGCGAAAACAATGAAAATCTTTGGTTTGGTATTGATGCAAATAAAGCTGAACATCATATAACACTTAAGGCGAACGCAACAAAGTTTCAATATTTGTTAAATGATACAGCCAGTGAAAACGTGTGCCTGACATGGAACGCATCATCTCCCGATTATGAACCCTACCGTGAACAACTCCTCACGCTTCCCACTCCCAACGGCCTACCCGGCATCCCTGTCACCTCTGGCGGCAACTACACTGACCAAAGCGGCCAGCAGTGGGTGTGCGACGAGGTGGACTTGGAGAGAGGGGTGAAGGTGCAGAGAATTTACAAGGTTGATGTTGACGGTGAAAACGTTAAGTTTGAACAAGCTGGCGACTACGCCAATCTTGTGCCAAGAGGATTGCCAATCGCCTTGTATGCCAATGGCCAAAAAACATACGCAATTAGTACGTTTACTAGCTTATCATGGTATTTTCAATACGGTAAATGGACAATTCCTATATCTGATAGCGGCTAACCTTGCCGACCAGCTCAACGCTTCTTGTAAAAAGCAGCCGGGCAAAGTCTACTACGCTCTCGCCACACCCATCGAAACTCCACTCACCGCTACCGAGCTTGCCGCCTACAAAGCCCTCACCGCTTACGGCCCTGACACTGTGGTGCAGGCGGGTGACGGCGCGGGAGTCAAGCTGGGGTATCAGAGGGATGTAAACATCGCAATCAAACGCATTGAGGACGCAATCGCGTCCATGACTACCACATAAGGAGGTACACATGGCAATCAAACAGTACAGCCTGAAAGCAGACGGTGCCAGGAAGCTGGCACCGGGCTTTAAGGTACGCGAGTTCCGCTGCCGCGACGGCTCCGACGTCGTGATGATTGACGAAAGCCTTGTGATGCTTTTGCAGTGCATCCGGGAGCACTTTGGCAAGCCCATCACGATCACCAGCGGGTACCGCACGGCGGCCCACAACAAAGCCGTGGGTGGGGCCAAGAGCAGCCAGCACCTGCTGGGCCGGGCGGCAGACATCCAGGTGGCGGGCGTGTCTGTCGAGGACGTGGCTGCCTACGCCGAGAGCCTGATGCCCGGCTGGGGCGGCGTTGGCCGCTACCCGGTCAAGGCAGGCCGCACCAAAGGCTGGGTACACGTGGACACCCGGCCCAACAAAAGCAGATGGACGCAGTAAGGGGGTGATACCGATGGCAAGTGTTCTGATGTCGGATGCACCGTATGCATCCTGGCTTTCTGACGTTTTAGCTACACTCGAAGAACACAAGATCGACCGTATTGCGGTCGCAGCACCCTTACCGAATGGCGAGGTATTCACAGGCTACTTCCGCTTTGACACGATGGACAAGGCCCTTCTGGCGGCCAACATGCAGGCCGACGCTGTGCTGGACGCAGTGTGCCACAATGGACAGCGCATCCAGCAGGCATGGAGCGATGACATAGATGAGGAGGTGTAACTAACGGATGACGCAATCATCGCCGCCCTGCTGAGCGGTGCCGTGACTTTGATCGGGGTGCTGATCGCCAACAGCCGCAGTCAGGCCGTGACCGACACCAAGCTGGAAGAGCTGACCCGCGAGGTGCGCGAGCACAACAACTTTGCCCGCCGAGTGCCCATCCTGGAAGAGCAGATGAAGGTGGCCAACCACCGCATCGCAGATTTAGAAGCCAACGAACACGAGAGAGAAAGGAACTGACTATGAACGCAAAGACCTACAACGCACCCACCATCTCCGCCGGTACCATCACCCGCACTGCTGTCCTGCTGCTGGCCCTGACCAACCAGATCCTCAGCGCCTGCGGCAAGCCCGTGCTGCCCATCGAGAGCGCCACCGTAGAGCAGCTGGTCACCGCTGGCATCACCACCGTGGCCGCGCTGATCAGCTGGTGGAGCAACAACTCGTTCACCGCTGCCGCGATCCAGGCGGACAAGTATCTGGAGGACAAGAAGAGCCAGGTCAACAAGTAAGGCCGCTACACTACTTAGCCGCTCCGGCGGCAGGCCGAAAGGCCGCATAGCATGACAACAGCCCCGTGGTTCCGGTGATTCCGGTTCCACGGGGCTGTTTTTGCATTTATTGGTCGATCAGAATGCGGAGTTCCTGCACCACGTCCTGCAGCGCACGGTAAACCCGCTCCACTTCCGAGATATCCATAACACCTGCGGCCTGTATGCGTTTGATGTCCTGCTGCGCCTTGGCAAGTGCTGCACAGATTTGTGTGCGTTTTTCCTCGGAAATATTCATAATAATCACCAT